TACACCAAGAAGCATATTCTTTACTACTAGAAACTTTAGGTAAATCAGATGATATGTACCAAGAGTTTTTTGATATACAAGCGATGTCAGATAAACATGATTATCTAACAGATTTTAACATGGAAACAAAACATGACATGGCAAAGACTATGGCAGTCTATAGTGGATTTACAGAAGGAGTACAACTATTCAGTAGTTTTGCTATACTTCTAAACTATCCTAGACATAACTTAATGAAAGGTATGGGACAGATTGTTACATGGTCAATTAGAGATGAAAGCTTACATGTAGAAGGCTTATCAGAACTATTTAGAACTTTTATGAGAGAGAATCCAGAACTGTGGAACGATAAATTAAAGTATGAAATCTACTGCGCTGCTGAGCGTACCGTAGAATTAGAAGATAAATTTATTGATGTCTGTTTTGACAAAGTCACAGTACCAGACCTAACTGCGGCGGAAGTAAAGGAATATATCCGATACATTGCCGATAGAAGATTACTCGGTCTTGGAATGAAAGCTATCTTTAAAAGTACAGTAAATCCGTTACCTTGGATTGATATGCAAGTTAACGCAGTTGAGCATACCAACTTTTTTGAAAACCGTGCTACCGAGTATGCTAAGGCTAGTACACAAGGAAATTGGCAGGATATATTTAAATGAATACAATATCAATAGATGATAAAGAGTATGAAATCGATAAAATGTCTGATGAAGAAAAGTCTTTAGTACAAGCGATTAATTTTTGTGATGCAAAAACACAAGAAGTACAAAATCAACTTGCAGCATTGAAGACAGCAAGACAGGCATATGTTAACGATTTGGGTAGTAGATTACAGAAATGAAAATCTTTGTAGGATTCGAGACAGAATATCCTGAAGCATTTGAAGTATGCGCAGAGTCCATACGACGACACAACCCGAATCACGAAATTATACCTTTGATAAAATCAGAGTTAGAGGAGCAAGGTTTATATAATAGACCGTATCAAGGTGAAAGCACAGAGTTTGCTTTCACTCGATTCCTCATACCTGCCTTATGTGAGTGGAAAGGCTACGCACTATTTTGCGATGGAGATTTTATGTGGCGATGTGACCCACAAGAAATCGAAGACTTAGTTAAACAGAGTTCTCAATCTCCTAGTGTGTGGGTAGTCAAACACCCTCCATTTTTAACAACACCGCATGAGAAGATGAGAGGAAAAGCAAATATGTCTTATCCTAAAAAATATTGGTCATCTCTCATGTATTTTAATAATGATAAATGTTTTACTCTAACTAGTGAACTTGTGAACTCTTGGTCTGCAAAAGACCTTCACGAATTTGCTTGGGCAAGTCAGATTGGAGATTTACCTGCAGAATATAATGCTATGGTAAATTATTACCAGTTTCCCTCTGCAAGAGCAGTTCACTTTACAGATGGTGGACCGTGGTTAGATATACATGATAACATGCTTTACTCAACAGAATGGCTAAAACACTACAAGAACTTACAGAAAACAAAAGAATCCTCTTAGTAGGAAACTCAGTTGAAATTCTACAATATAATCTAAAAGATAAGATAGAGTCTTATGATACAGTTGTACGATTTGGACAAGGATATCCTAGAAAAGAAAATAAAGATAGAATAGGAAGTAGAACTGATATTTGGATTACAGGATATTTAAGACAAAATTTTTCTAGATTTTTTGAGGATAGTTTAAAATTACATAATAGATGTAGAATACATATGGACAGACCTGCGAAAGCAGGAACTCCAAAGTTTGAGCATATCACTATGTTTTCAGACGAAGAAATATTAGAAATAAATAAAGAATTAGGAGTAGTTGAACATGAACACTTAGGTTGGAGACCTTCTGCTGGTTTTTGGGCAATCTTATTTTTTATTCGTAAATGTAATTACAAAAGTCTTACTCTCATAGGTTTTGATTTTTTCTCTAAGTCTTTACCATTTAAAACAGGAGAAGACCACCCCTCTAGTTGGCACATGCCAGTATCTACTGTAAGAATGAATCCACATAACCCTAGAGAAAAAGAGTTAGTTCTCGAGATGAGAGATAGAGGTATTCTTGAATGGATTATATTGTCTGACTTGAAGAAAGAATTTTTAAATCTTACCTAACCTAAATCCTACTTTTAATATTTTTTCTAAAACTTGTTTTTGTTTATTAGATTTGATTAGTAGTTTTTCATTTAACTCATGGTTTCTAAACTGTAAAGGTATTCTATCAATTAATGATGTATACATATCCCAAGGTATACCTAACTGTATTCCAGTAGGCATTCTATGATAGTCTTCTGATAACCATTTATGTTGAATATTAAGCGTATAACATTTTCTCAACATTACATTATAGTTTACAATGTCTTTTAATCCTATTGCATCATTTTCAATTAAAAAATCATTTTTACCGTTCATGTAAGTAGGCATACTATTCCAACTATAAGTCATTAGACTTCTTAGAAGCTGAAAATTAGCACATTTTGAAATCTTTTCGTCGATACCTGTGTTAATAGGATATGCATTGTCGTACATAAATATGTCATCATCTGTCATATTTTTTAACATATCATAATTTATAATTATAAATTCGGGGTCGAACTCCATAGGATTATTAGCCTCTATCGGCGCGTTAAGAATTTTATAGTATGATTTATAGCGTGGGTGTTCGTTAAAAACTTTCTTCCACGATAAGAACGAGATATTCTTCTTGAAAAAATTTTCTGGCGGTAGATTGTTACCTATGACTTTTCCATTGAAAATTCTATTTCCATTTGCAAAAATTAATCTTTTACCTAATCCAGGAGTTTTATCACTCCACCAATTCTTAAGATGACACATCTGTTTTGCGGTGTCGTCCATCGCCCAATGAGATTCATATATTCGAATGTTTTTGAAGTTATCTAGCATCCACCTAACTTCACGGTCTTTCCAATGTACCTCGTCTACATAAATATGCAAACGCCAGTCCTCGTGTTGTTTATCGAGTAGCGATGCAAGAGTGAACATAGTCCAATCTTTTTTATATTGTGTTATTATTTCAACCATTTATTACTTTAAACTCCCAAAAATTATTTAAATAATTTTCTAATCTTTCCTTTGCGTCCTCATCAAAGTTGAATATTATACCAGACCTCTTTGATGAAAACAATTTTAATATTGTGTTTTTGGCATCAGTGCCAGCTAACGATTCGTAAAAACTTTCGTATGTTAGCAAATTCTTTTCTCTTTTGTCTACTGGATAAGAAACTAGTTGTATTGGTTTACCTAATAGTAATGCTATTAGACCCATTTCACTATTTTGTGCAGTAGCCATTTCTTTACAATTTAGTAGAAGTTCATATCCGCCCTGTTTTTTCCCTAATACATTTTCTGCTCCAAACTTAACTCTAAGTTCTGCCATAAAAATATGTGCAGTAATTGGGTGAGGTTTTATTTTGTAACCTTCATCTACTAAAGCTTTAACTCTATCATAGTCAATAACTGTTCTTTTTGATAGTAAATTACTACCAGGTAGAAAAATTACTTTATCATGAAACTCTGTATTCCATTGTAAATTATATTTATTTTGTAAATTACTTTTTATTTTTTCAATTCTTTCTTCATCTATCTCTATGTCTGAAGATATAATTGAATGAAATAATCTTGTATTTACAGGTTTGGAACTAATTCTAAAATATATTCCTTTACCTAAAAGGTCTGTATACAACCATTTATGCACCGTCATGTTTGCATTGGTATTAAACCAAATATCATAGTCAAACGAAGCACCTCTATACTTTTCTGGTATTAAATATTTTTTAAATTCATTTAATTCCAGTAAGTCATTTTTAGGTCTCATACTTGAACCTGACTTAAAAAAGTGAGTAGGTATATCTCCCACTTCTTCATTCTTAGATAACGCTACAAGTTTATTCTTTGCTTTGACCATTTTTTAACTCATAGTATTTTTGTTCTAAGTTTCTTAATCGTTCCTCTGTCTCCGAAAGTGTATCAAATAGTGCGGAGGTAAAACTCTCCAACTTATCATTTACATATTCTGCCGTAACATTTTTATCTGTTTTAAAATCTGCCATTATGATTCATTCCATTGTGAGCCGTCCCAGAATGACGCTGTAAAGTCATTGGCACTAGAGACCTCTGTGCCAAATAGCGTACCAGCCTGAGAGGCGGTTGTTCTTTCAAACAAGCTAGTGACTGTGACAAAAGTAGTTGTTGTGACATGGTCTGTTGTCCTACTTGTCTCAGTTGCTTGTGTAGTTTCAAATGTTGTAGTTCTAGTTGTACCTCTAGAACTTTGAGTACTTTTACTTGTCTCAAATGTAGTTGTAGTATCGTAAGCAGTTGTTGTGCTTTGTGTAGTTTCAAATGTTGTTGTAGTATCTCTACTGGAAGCTGTACTTCTTGAACTTGCAGTTGATTGTGTAGTATCAAATTCAGTCGTAGTAGTTCTACTAGAAGCAGTAGTTCTACTTGTAGCTGTTCCTTGTGTAGTTTCATATGTAGTAGTGGTACTCTTACTTGTCTCGGTTCCTCTACTTGTTCCTGTTGTAGTGTTAGTATTAAATGTTGTTAAAGTTGACCTACTTGTACCTGTACTTCTTGAACTTGCATTTGAAGTCTGGAACGCAGTTTCATATGCAGTTGATTGAGAAGTATTGTCAAC